TGCACACTTATTTTATTTTAATGACGGAGTTAAATCCTTTTGATCATTAGATATAAAGGGATCAAAGGGGGTGGGGTGGGCAGAATAAATGGAAGGCTTGAGGGGTTCGATGATGAAATACATAAAAATTATCCTTTCAACCCATTTTGATAGGCTGATAGAATGGCGCTCAAGTGATTCTAAATATTTTGGAAATAGTTTCTATTATTTTCCATATAGTCCTATATCATTTTCAATCCTCGTTCGAATAAAGCCTATGTTTCAACCCCTTACATTACCCTTAACAGCTACCAAATCGTTGCCTATATCCAATCCTCGTGCGTCATTTCCTAGACAAGAACCGCGCCAACTTAATATGGTGACTTAATACCCCTATGATCGCGTCGTATAACGTTCGATTATGTCAAATTATTATGGCACAGCCTTGCAATAGCAAAAAGAATGCCTTGGCGGCCTGCAAGATGCATACCGGCCTTGGGGGACGCAGCGGCTAAATTTTTTATGTATCCCCATATGGTGGTCCCTCTAAAACTTCAAGAATGAGTTAACTATAGAATATCTAAGGAGAACGTAATGAAAGTAGACAAAGCAATGGGTAAGGGAACTAAAGAGAAGTCAGCAAAGGGTAAGAAGATCAATCACATAGATGGTGATACCTCTAGATCACTGGAAGAGATTGCTAAAGTTCATTATGACGGTAGCGGAGACGCCCACAAACACCGCACACCTGTCAAGGCTGCGCCTTTTAACTTCTCCCCAGCCAAGAAATAATGAGGTAACCATGTCAGCTATTCGCCCCAACGGTATGCAAGGAGTAAATGCCAAGCAATGGGCTCACGCCATCCAAGCACAACCTATGCCCATTGGCGGACAATCGCTCGCTAAGGCCCCTCAAATCTTAGATGAACCACCTGAACGGTCTGAAGAAGAAAAGTCTCGTAGAAAGGCTTTAATTGATAACTGCACACCCATTAAATCCGGTGCCTTCCTTATAGTTCGGCACCGAGCCAAGTCCCGTACTGGTGGTGGTTTATATAAACCCAGGAATGTTTACGATACCGAGAGTATCCGTAAGGTTACCGGTACCATTGTCAAACGTCCGTTGAAGGATGAGAAAGACCCCAAGCACTACGATCAAGTAGAGGTTGGGGATTATGTTTACTTCAGTGAGTATGCTCCATTCTCTGCCTTCCCTGAATTCCCTGAACTTCAAATGATTCATGCCGATGATATCTTGATGAAGCTGGTAAAGCTTCCCGATGATGTCTTAGAAGACTAACGTCACTAACATTCCGCAAAACTAAAAGTGTGGATAGTTAGTAACAAATACTAATCTATTTTTGTTACAGAAATAAAAGGAGAAATAACTCATGAGTATGAAAAAGATGCCTAGTCACACCTCCCCAACTGTTGACGCTCACAATGAGCGTGTTGGTACTTCAATGCCTGTGAATAAACACCCTGGTGTTAAGCCTGGTGTTGCCCAAGGTGGTCCGGATATGACCAAAGAGTTTTACGGTAATGGGATGAGCGGTACTGATTCCGGTAAAGCTTCGGCTATGCCTTCAGTATCCTCCAAGGTTCCGAAGGACGCCTACACCAAACACGTAAAGCGATAGGAGGCTGTATCTCCATTGTAAAGCGTAAATGTGCAGATGGCAGCTTTGACGTCAAGACCTCTGACGATGACATGATCAATAGGCTGGACTGCAAGGCCCAGATCTTAGAGTTAGCTGACGATCTTCTCCCTTACCTTGGTAAGGACGGGAGACTTGGAAACATACCGAAGATGTTAGAGAGGTATGCCCCATTGTCCTTGGTTAAGATGATTGACCTTATGTTGAATAGTAAGAATGATAAGGTTCAATCGGAGATGGCCAAGACCATTGCTTTCATGGCAGGCCATAAGCCTCCTGAGAAGAGTATCAATCTATCCGGCAATATAGACAACATGACGGAAGCCCAACTCAATTCCTATCTCAAAGCAGCCTTTGAGGTTATGCCGGAGAAAGAGAAGATGAAGCTGATTGAACTCATCAAGGACGAGAATGGAGAGTACAAAGAACCCTCTAAGGTAGATCTGAAGAAGATACCGATCACGGAGTTTTAGTGTTAGAAGACCTCCCATTAGAAATAAAGAAGGAAGTAGCTAAGCTATTATTCACCAAGCGTAAGGTTGCTGAAGCCAACAAGCTTATCAACTGGAAGCCTTGGGAACCCGAGCAAGCAACCTTCTTCAGGTCACAAAGCAGAACCCGTTTAGTTTTAGGTGGGAATAGAAGTGGTAAGACGATGGGTGGAGCAGCGGATGTTGCTCATATGTTTTTAGGTACCCATCCCTTTAGACATAATAGAATCCCATGCATCATAAAGGTATTGGCTACTGACTTTCCCAATGGAGTACGGAACACTATACTGCCAAAACTTTTGAGATTCATCCCTTCTCAAGCAATCCGAAAGGTGGAGAAGAACCAACAAGGGATTGTAAACAAGATTATAGGTATCAACGATAGCGTCATTGATCTCATGTCCTATGATCAGGAAGGTGTTAAATTCGAATCGTTCGACGCTGATATGGCATGGTTCGATGAGCCGCCTCCTGAACAAATATTCAAAGGGGTTAGACGTGGATTGATAGATCGTAAAGGAACAATGCTCTTCACCATGACTCCTATTTCGGAGCCGTGGCTATACGACACATTGTGGTTACCTGCAAGCGAAGGCAAACTCCAGGATACAGAATGCTTTGTACTCCCAACGGAGCATAACCCCTATATTGATCCCAACGAGATTGAAGCCATAAAAGAGGTCTATACTGAAGAGGAGTTGTCTGCAAGACTATATGGCCAATTCTTACATCTATCGGGAGCAATTTACAAGTCCTTTCACAAACACAGCCATGTCATACCTTTCTTTGAATGGCCCACTCATTGGCCTGTTTATATGTGTATTGACCCACATCCTAGAAAACCCCATGCAGTTTCTTGGGTGGGAGTAAGCAACAAGGGACAGAAGGTTATCATCGACGAAATGAAAGTTGAATGCACCATATTGGAACTAGCTACAAAGATCATTGAACGCGAGGCTCTCAGGAAATATAGGGTAGTGGATCGTCTCGTAGATACTTCCATCAAAGGTTTGGAACGGAAAGATCAAAGGCAGATTCTTGCAGACGCGGGAATTCGCTGTCGCTTCCCAAAGAAATATGATGATGTTTTGCCGGGAATAGAGCGTGTCCAACAGTGGTTAACTCCTCGTAAGACTCATGATGGTGACAAGTGGATCGAACTCGTAGTACGCGATAACTGTCTTGGGCACATCAATGAGTTTGTGTCTTATGTCTGGGATGATACTGGTAAGCCTAGAAAGTATCACGATGATTACATGGATAACATTAGATACATTTCAGGGATTGATCCCCGCTTCAACTTTGTACGACAACCCATTAACTATGTCAAGAGTTTTTCAACCTACATAGGAAAGCCGCTTGGTAGTGATGAAGAAAGATAAAACCTCCAAACGTAAACCACAAGCTAGCGAGATTGAGACCGTAGACTTAATTGACCGTATACCCACGGAGGGTATAGACACAACTAAGCTGGCAGAATACATCGACCACCAACTTCAGAACATCGAAACAGATAGGAATATCTGGGCTACACGGAGACGGGACTACATCCAGGACATAGACAATTTTATATCCTTTGAGAGGAACCAACTTCCTTTTGAGAATGCTTCTCATCTGCACATCCCCATTACCTTGGAAAAATTGCGTGCTACGCACGCTCGGTTCTTTCAAGCCCTGTTTGCCCTTACTGACTCCTTCTTTGTTGAACCACAAACCAGAATGGATGTCAAGCGTCTTTATCGTATTCGTCAGTTAATGCGTTGGGCACTATCTCGCTTTGTCAATAACTACAAGGGTATCCAAAGCGTGATGGAGGAGTGGATCTGGAATATCTGTGCCGAAGGCTGGGGCTTTCTGAGATTGTATTGGGATACCAAAGTCCGGAAGGCTTTGGTTGTGGAGCAGGACACCCCAACACTTGATGACATCAAGAATGCAAAGGATGACGAGTTACCGGTAAAGTTTAAAGAAGTCTTTAAGTGGTTGACTGTATTTGAAGGGCCAGTTGTTGAGAACATCCAACCCGAAGATGTTTATTTCGGAGGCCAAGGCAATATTAAAACCTTGCCTTTGGTAGGGATCAAGACTATAATCACAGCCAGCGACCTGCATCTTCTAAAGGCCAGGAAGATGTTTGAGGCTGCTGCTGTTGACATTGCTCTCACCCACCCGGATACCATCGATACTTATCCCTCTGGTGCTACCGATACAATTAAGAATCAGAAGGGCTATAACCAGGGAGTGGAGATACACAATGCCCACCACAAGCATGAAACCTTTGATTTTCAGCCTTCAACGTTCCAGGTCTTTGAATGTTATACAACCTTTGATATCGACAACGATGGCATCGATGAAGAAGTCGTTGCTTGGTATCATCGATCTTCAAAGCAAATTCTTCGATGGACGTATCTCGATCGCATTACTAGAACTGGCCGAAGACCTATCTACAAAGCCGATTACATCATTCGACCGGGTCGTCCTTACGCAATAGGCCTTTGTGAACTCCTACACTCTCTTAGTGTTGAAGTAGATGCTATCCATAATCAACGGGTAGACTACGGCACCATTGCAAACATGCCGTTCTTCTTCTACGATGCCAATTCAATGCTGCCTAATGAGAACATCATGATTGCCCCCGGCAAGGGCATCCCCATGACTGATCCCAAAGAGAATGTATTCTTTCCCACCCTATCTAACCGCACAGCCTTTGGTTATCAAGAGGAACAACTCCTGTTCCAGATCATCGGCAAGGTTAGCTCTATCAGTGATTTGAATTCTGGTATGCCGGTGTCTCCGGCTGAGATGACTCGTACCCAAGGTGGTGTTGCGGCATTGCTTGCCGAAGGCAATGCCCAACTTGATGTTGTGCTTCGACGTATTCAAGAGACTTATGCAGAACTCCTAGGCGATATCTACGAAATGTTGGTGGAACGATTACCCAGAGACTTCGAGTATCAGGTTGTCGGAGATGATGGGAATGTTCAGACCGACGAAGAGACGGGTGAGGCTCAGTTAGATGTGCTCACCAATCCCAGGGAAGAGATATCTGGTAAGGTTCACTTCTTCATCCGAGCCAATAGCGCGGCTGGCAACAAAGCCATGATGCGTAATAGTCGCACCCAACTCTTTCAACAACTACTCAACCCACTAAATCTCCAGTATGGTGTCGTTGGTCCTGAACAGCTTTATGAGATGAGCAAGGCTCTCTTAGAGGTGTCCGATGAAATCGATTACAACCGTTTTATACAGAAGCCACAGAACGCTGATAAACCACTGCCTCTCCAAGAGGAACTTAATCAAATTAGACAAGGCATTACTCCAACAATTCCACTTAATGATGATCATCAAGGTAAGGCGGACGCTATCAAGGCCTTTGCTAACTCAGGAGACTTTTTGGCTGGGCTGCACTTAGGAACTATCACACCTAATGCCGTCATCGCAGCAGCTACGGCCATTGAACAACATCTGAAGTTTGCGAAGATGATGGATCAAATGAGACAGCAGTATCAGAACAATACTGGTTCCCAGGTACCACAAGGCGTTGGCAATCCACAGAACGGTGTAAATCCCCAACAGGCCTTTGGCCTGACGCAGTTCGGTGGACCACAAGGTGCTGCTTTGAAGCAGACCGGCTTACCAGGCCCAGGTAACATTGGAAGACCACCCAGTACACCCCAATGAAAGAGCTAACAGAAGATCAAGTCTACAACTACAAGGCATGCCTCAATAACTTAAAGACCAATAGAGATTGGTTGAAGCTGATTGAGTTTGAGAAGCTATTTCTTAGTAACCTGATTGAACGGGAACTGTTGATACGAGTGAATAGTCCCACCTACGGTATGGAGAAGGCCCATGCCCAAGGTAAGATAGACGGCATTAAAGAATTGCGTAAAGCAAGAGAAGACTTATTAAAATTTAATAAAGGAGACTAATTTATGGCAACCGTAGAAGAACTTCAAAAAGAACTTGAGACACTCAAGGCACAAATTGGAACTGCTAGCCTTACCGATTCCAAACTGGATGTGCTTCAAACTCAAATGAATCAGTTAGCGGAGTCGATCAAGGCCTCCAGTAAGACCGAGACTACCATTCCGGATCAATCGGAGGAAGCCTTCTGGAAACAATTCAAGGATACCCCTGTTGATGTTATCACTTCCGTTGCGAAGAAGGTTGCTACCGATACCAAGAAGGAAGTGTTGTCAACGGTGCATGAGCAGGAAGAGCAGAAGAAATGGGATGCAAAGGCTGGTGCTGAATTCCCTGAACTACTTCAGAGTGGCAGTCCATTACTATTGGAATATCAGAAGGTTGCAGCAGAAAGGAATAACCAAGATACTAATTGGATGAAGAAGCCAACTGCCGTGTATGACACGGCTCAGATTGCATATGCAAGGTTGGTTAGACAAGGAAAGATCATGCCGGATGCTGTAAAGGAAAAACTACAACAGGACATCTATGCTTCCGATGGAAGCTTACTTCCCATTAACCGGGGAATGTCCACAACCCAAAACCCAAATCAACCCACGAGAAGTGAAGCAATCTGGGCACAGAAAATGAAAGTTCCCATTGATAAGTATATGGCACGTAAGAGTAAATTACCTCCTCCACTACAGAAATAGTAATGGAACCTCGCTTTTGCTTGACAACATTGCAATAACTGTGCCATAATACTTAGGAGTCCATATGTCTAAGCTTATTACTAAGCGCCCATCCAAATCTCAGCAAGGCCGATTTCACCCTAGAAATCTTTTAACTGTACCAGACCCACAACCCGGAATGGCCTACAAATGGATTCGAGTAGACCAAAATCACCCTTTATATGGCGGAAAAGATTCTGACGGATGGAAAGTACGTAGAGTATCGGATGTTGAAACGGGATCTCAGACAGACTTAGGCCCTCTCAATGAGTTTGATATTAAAGGTGGCGGCCTTGTTCGACGTGGGGATCTCGTACTTGGAGAGATGCCTCAAGAGGAACGCGATGCCCTTGTTGTAGAACAACAAGAAGCAGCCAACCGACAACGCGAAGCTATGAAGGCTAAAAAGCCTTTGTTTACAGATCATTTAGGACAAAATCAAGCAACAGCCCCTTCCGGTACGGAAGAGGAGATTATAGTTTAGGGAGACTGCAATATGGCAAATGTCAATGCGCCCAATGGTTTAGTGCCTATCCGGACTTTAGATGGATCATGCATTACGACCTCTAGGTACAAATTAGCTACCGCCAATTCAGCAATTGGAATTGGGGATTTAGTCGTTATTGCCAGCACTGGCCGTGTCAATCGCGGAGCAGCTGGAGCGGCTGCAGGAACGGTAGTTGGAGTCGCGGCTCAAAAGGCATCGGCTTCAGATGGTTCCAATGCAAATACATTTAAGAATGACATCTTGGTTTATGACAATCCCATGATTGTCTACCAAGGCCAAATTGGAACTGCTGGTTCTGGTACGGCACAAACCGCTGTTGGATTAAACATCGATATTGCGGATGCCTCCCCTTCTGTTGGAGTATCTCAACAGACCCTTGATGGTTCCACGGCGGCTGTCACGGCAACCCTTCCGTTTAAAATTCTTAGACTGTATTCCGCTGTTGATAACGCCTTTGGCGCTAACAACCGGCTCGAAGTTTGCTTTAACAAATCCATCACGCTAGGTGGCGGAGATGGAAGCACCGGTATTTAATTAGGAGTTTACAATGGCTCTTCAAGTACGTACACAGCTTGGTGACCTCTACTTATCAGATGCGTTACCGGCTATCTACGAGGTTATCCAAAACGAGTACGATCAATACCCGGATCTGATCCCTACGCTGTTCAATGTAGAAAGCTCGGGTCGTTCCATCGAGCAATCCACAATGATTTCTGGATTTGGCCGGATGGTCGAAACCCCAGAAGGTCAACCGGTAAATACAGACATCGCATATCAGCGGTACAATAAGACATATACCCATCTTAAATACACCTTGGGATACAAGGTGTCAAGGGAAATGATTGACGACGATCAGTTTGGTATTGTTGGTAAGTTCAGCAAGTCTCTTGCGAAATCTGCCTTCGATACCCGCCAATTCCTTGCGGCTGACATCTTCAATCAAGGCTTTGTCACTACGTTCTATACTGGTGGTGATGGCCTTGCCTTCTTCGTGACCAATCACACCCTGACCTCCGGAACGTCTTCCAATGCGTTGACCACTCCAGCAGCCTTGTCTGTTACCTCTCTACGGCAAGCCTTAGTGGATATTGCGGCTACGGTTGACGAGCGTGGGCTGTTGATCAACCTCACTCCGAAGATGCTGCTTGTCCCCCCTGCATTGCAATTCGATGCACAAGAACTTTTGAAATCCCCGGATCGACCGGATACGGCGGCTCGTGCAATCAACGCCTTCTCCATGAAGAATATGGATTGGACGATGTGGCCTTATCTCACCAGCGGTACTGCTTGGTTCATCGGTTGTGATCGCCACGATCTGACCTGGTTTGATCGTAAAGAATTTGCGGTGGATAACTTTGAGGACTACTCAACTCATTCCCTCGTCATCCAAGGCCATATGCGTTTATCCCGTGGTTGGAATGATTGGCGTGGATGGTATGGTACAGCAGGTGCCTGATATCATTGAACTTTTTACTATATGCCCAATGTAAGAAATTTAAAAGCTCCACGCAATCTTATTGATACAGAAGCAGCTTATGTTGCAGGCTTCTGGGACGGTGAAGGAACAATTGGCATTTATCGTGAGAAACGTAGAGGAAATAAAAGTGGAGTTAGATTTAAAGCCGGTTTTTCAGTTTGCCAAACTAAAGTAGAAGTTCTTTTGGAAATTCAAACAATGCTTGGTTGTGGAAATTTATGTTCTGAAACAAATGAGAGATTAAGGAAAAAGGACATAAACGCAGCTGATATTTTTAAACTAACATTTTCATCGAATGAAATTAGACACCTGCTTCCACAATTACGTCCGTGGTTAAAGCTTAAACAAAAACAAGCAGACATTTTGTTAGATTTTTTAGGAAAGCAAAAACATCGAGCAAGACAAACACCAGGCTTTATTGAAGAAGTTGAAGAGCTAAAAGATAAAATAACCATCCTCAATAAGCGTGGAAAGCAAGCAGTCTAGGAGTCACAATGTCTTTTTATAATCCAGTAGGTAGTCCTGAAACACTGGTTTCTACATTGCTAGACCAGCACGGTTGTTTTCCAAGTCCTGGTTCTAGGATCTTCTTTGTTAACAACTCCACTACGGCCAAGATGTTTGGGGCCATTTCCGGATCGGATGGGAATGGTGGACTCTCTCCCAAAGAGCCCTTAGCAACCATTACTAAAGCAATAAGTAAGTGTGTAGTGGGTCGTGGCGATGTTATCGTTGTCATGCCTGGCCATGCAGAGACTCTTACTGCGGCTTTAGCGATGAGCACGGCTGGAGTACAGTTACTTGGATGCCAAGTTGGTAATCTTCAACCGGTCCTTACTGCCAATGGAACCATTAATCTTATTAACCTTACTGGTGCTGGTTGTATGGTTGCTGGACTTAAATTGGTGAATATCACCACCGATGCAACCACCTCTCTTGTCAACGTAGCCGCGGCGGATTGCACCCTTAAAAACTTAAAGATGATTGGTTCGGCTTCCGGCTCTGTTGCTGTTACTGATCTTATTGTAGTCAATGCCGGTGGCGATCGTTGCCGTATTGAAAACGTTGAGGCAAGGAACACCTCCAAAACCAATAACAGTTTTATCAATATTGCTGCGGCTGTTGATGGCTTAACAATCAAGTCTGTTTATTATCGCGGGTTGGTTACCACGGGCGGAATTATAGACGCTGCCGCTGCAACCCAAATTCGAATCGAAGATTCAACGGTAGCGGTTACCGGTTCCTCAAAGAGCGCTTTGGTTCTATCTAATAACTCAGGTGGAGTTATTTCCAACTGTAATTTCGGTGGAACTAATGCAACGCTTGCCTCTAACGTAAACTACGGAAATGCGACAACCCTTTTTAGGATGTCAGTAAATAAAGTTACTGATGGTTCAGCCCAAGGCTCTGGCGTTGTTCCAGCAGTAGCTACCTAGTCTTAAGGATTCTAGATGTCAGAAATTATTCAAGTACCAGCTCCCAGTATGCAGATTGCCCGCCCCGCGGGCGATACGTTGGATATGTGGAACGGGTACCTCTATGGTAAGCCAACCACTCATCATGACTTCGTAGAAGATTGGGACTACTACGTTGCCGGTAACTACACCGTTACGGTTGTCGGTACTGGTTCCGATGCTTTGGCTGCATCAGCACCTACGGTTGGTGGCGTTCTGATTAATACCACTTCAGGTGCCCAGAACGATTCCCGTAGTGCGCAGAAAATTGGTCATTCTTACGTACCCACGGCTGGTACCGCTATCTGGTATGAAACTCGTATTCAGGTTGATGACGCTACCAATGCGGCGGTTTTAGTTGGGTTGATCTCAACCAATACTACCCCACTTACCTCAGTTGCGGATGGTATTTACTTTACTAAGCCCAGCGGGGCAACGGCCTTCGCCGCTAACTCAACTGTTGGTTCAGCAGTCAGCGCTTTATCCAACGTAGGTACCTGTGTTGCAAACACCTACTTTACGCTTGGCTTTAAGATCACCGGCACCACTCAAGTGGATTATTATGTTAATGGTATATTTGTAAATTCCCTAGTTACACCAACTACGGCTGTTCCTTTGAGGGTTACGTATCAGATTAAAGCTGGCACAGCGGCAATTAGAGTCCTCTCACAAGATTACATTATGGTGGCTCAGAATAGGGTTTAATCAACCTAGCAAAAGTTAGCCTCTTAAGGCTGGTTTGGGCCAAAAGCCTGGCCAGCCTTTTTATTTGGAGAAGAAGATGTCAATTCCAGCAAGATTAGTTAGTCGAGATAATTACAACTTAGTCAACTTCAATGCTCTAAGATCAGGTGTGTTTAAAGGTATTACCGGCACCATTCAAACTGTCTTTCCCACTAACCAAGCAATCTACGGCTGGTCTCTAAATAACAATGATGCTGGTATTCGCTGGGTACAAATCTTTTTCAAACCAGCAACGCAAGTTATTGCCGCCGGTGGCCTAGGTGTTGTTCCTCCAGATAAGACCATTCAACTGCCTGCGAGTGTCAACACGACCTTAGAACTGGACAACCCAATCCTAGCTACTAATGGTTTTAGTTGGGCATGCACTACCGGTGAAACCAATAACGTTGCTGTAACCGCCGCTGTTACGGGGGATCTCTACGTAGCCATTCAATAGGAATTAGGCGTGTGCCATCATTTGATTCAATCCATAGAAAGAAACTTGATGACCTTGCGAACCAGAGCTTCGCACCGGCTGCCGCTACCTACATCATTAGTCAAATAAATGGAAGTCTACCTTTCGCACAAAGCCTTGGGTCTTTGACAACTGGATTACTTAAGAACACGGTTTCTGGTAGTGTTGGTATTCTCTCTAGAGCCATACCCGGTACTGATTACTTTGACCTAACCTCTATAATTCCCTTAGCCAATGGTGGAACCAATGCAGCGCTAACCGCATCCAATGGCGGTATTGTTTGGTCCAATGCTTCCCAGTTTCAAATATTGGCTGGAACATCGACTGCTGGTCAAATGCTTCAAAGCGGATCATCAACAACCCCATCATGGTCAACACCCACCTATCCATCTGGCAGTGGTTCTGTTGGAACTATACTTCGTTCTGATGGAACGAATAATGTTTACACCACAGCCACCTATCCAAACACAGTTACAGTAAATCAAATACTGTATGGCTCCTCCTCCAATGTTATCGGAGGGATAACCACAGCGACTGACGGACTGTTAGTTACAGACAATTCTGGTGTTCCCACTATCTTAGCCGGACCTGGCGTCACCGGAAAGATGCTGCTTTCCAATGCTGCTGTAGCACCTTCGTTCTCCACCTCCACAATTCCCAGCTCCGCTGGAGCAGCAGTTAATAAACTCTTAAAGTCAGATGGCACCAATTATGTTCTCTCAACCACAACCTTCCCAGATGCTTCAGCAACAGCAGGCAAAGCAATTGTCTCCGATGGTACCAATTGGATTGCATCTACGCCCACCTTTCCAAATGCCTCGGCCACGGCTGGTAAGGTCATTGTTTCTGATGGAACAAACTGGGTTGCTTCCACCCCTACTTTCCCAAATGCTTCAGCCTCCTCTGGAAAGTTTATACGTAGCGATGGCACGAACTGGGTAGCCTCTACCCCAACACTACCAACAGCGGCAGGGACATCTGGTAAGGTTTTACAAAGTAACGGCACCAACTATGTTGAATCTACTCCAACCTATCCAAGCACAAGCGGTAGTGCTGGAACAATAATCAGATCCGACGGAACTAATAACCTTTATTCCACTGCAACTTACCCAGATACCGGAACAGTCAGCCAAATCATGTACTGTTCGTCCACCAATGTGTTCGGTGGATTAACTACAGCAAATGTTGGGACACTGATTACCGATTCAACTGGCATTCCCAGTATCTCTGCAAAATGTGCCGGTGGTTGGTTTTATAATTTATCAATACAGAAGGCAACTACCACAAACACAAATGATTCAATAAAGGTTACAGGATTTGATGGAACAGCACTGTCGTCAACAAATACAGCTTGGGTTGATCTACCAGACCCAGCCAACCCAGGAAGGCTTAAACGATTTACAATAACTGCTGATGTCACAAAGAAAATTTCAGGTGCGACATGGGCAATTCCAGCAAACGTAACCGGGGCAATTATACGAGTAATCTTTTGTAATGACAACGGAACATTAAGGACTTGTTTTGCTTACCAAGGTGGAAGGACCAAATTAGTCACAACTGATACTAATGCTACGGCAACGTCCGTTACTCAACCAGAACATGTTCTCTGTGATACGGCGGTGGCGTCAGCAACCAATTCCACTAAAGAATTGGGTTATGTATTAGCTGATTTCACACAGTCAACTGCTGTATGGGCAGTTGAAACAGGAGTTAATGCAGTCATCACTGGGCAATCAGCAGACGGACAATGGACTCCCTGGCCTTCGACTGTTGCGGGATATAGTACTTTGCCTTCTGGAAATGATTTTCAGTTTTTCTTTACACAAAATGGATTGATGACAACGATGACTATCAGGTGTGGGCTTTCAACTGGAACATCAAATGCAACTACCTTAACCTTAACTGCCCCATTTAAACAGACTTCAGTAGTCGGCAACGTACCAGATGTTCCAGTAAGAGGAAGAGATAATGGGGCTAACCCAACAGCACCCTCATTAGTGGAGGGTTCCCCAAGCACCGTTACATGGACAGCTTTTAAAGATTTAACCGGGGCAGCGTGGACAAATGTAAACGGTAAAGGTTTTGGGGGAGTAATTACTTTTCAAGCTTATCCGTAGGACATTACTTATGTCACTATCAACCTTTACACCAACAAAGAACTATGGGGACGGAATTCCGTTGACAAAGGCAATCATGGATGCCTTTGTAGATCCCCTTACAACCTTCATTAATACTAATATAGCTGCTGCTATTTTAAATACAGTTGGTGGGGATTACTTCAATCTTTCTATTCAACGTGCCACAACCACCACCGCCAACGATTCTGTTAAAATTACAGGATCAGATGGGACTCCACTTTCATCGAGCAACACCGCCTTTGTTATATTACCTGATCCAGCTAATCCAGGACGAACGATTAAGTTCACCATCACAGCTGATATTACAATAAAAATCTCAGGTGCAACCTATGGAATGACAGCCAACACTACTGCCGCATTTCTACGTGTTGGGTTTGTGAATGACAACGGTACTCTCAGAACATTTGTTGCCTATCAAGGAAATAGAACGACGCTAATTACAACAGATACAACGGCCACCCAGACCTCTGCCACAAATCCAGAATCAGTTCTTTGTGACACCGCGGTAAGTTCAACTACAAACTCTACCAAAGAACTTGGTTATGTCATTGCAGACTTTACACAATCAACAGCAGTGTGGGCAGTTGAGGGGGCTGTAAATTCAGTAATGACTGGACGTTCACCAGACGGGCTGTGGCAAGTTTACCACCCAACTATCACAGGATACTCGGTGCTGCCAAGCGGCAACGACTTTTTGTTCACATTCACCCAAATTGGGGGAACGATTATATTAAAAACTCGATGTGGAATAGCCACCGGCACAAGTAATTTAACGACAATGACGATGACACTGCCAATTAAAAATACCGGAAATGATCCCAATATACCTGACCAAGCATTAAGAGGACGAGATAACGGAACACAATCCGTAAATCCTTGTTTGGCTGAATTTAGCCAAGGAATAGCACTCTGCACACTTTACAAGGATTTAACAGGAGCATCCTGGACTAATGCGAACGGCAAGGGGTTTGCTGGAACATTAACTTATCAAGCATATCCGTAAGGTTTAATTTATGAGTTTGGCTACATTTACTCCAACTAAAAATTATGGTGATGGGATTGCCTGGACAAAGGCAATCATGGATGCTTTTGTCGACCCATTAGCCACATTTATAAATACCAATATAGCTGGGGCACTTCCAGATAAAACTGGAACTGACACGATTACTGGATCATGGACCTTCTCCCAGTTAGCCGCCTTCACATCTGGTATTAAATTAGTAAACAATGCCCTACAAAGATCAGACGGTTCTAGCTGGACTTTAATTTCAGCGGGAGCACAGAACTTTGTTGGGGATTCTGCCACCCAAACACTAACAAATAAGACCATCCAGCCAGTAGCCCAAGATGGACTCTTACTACCAATAAACGCACCAACTGCCGGTACTGGTAGTGTTGCCTTTGCAAATAACCAAATACTTGTTTGGGATGGCTCGGCTGTTCGCACATATATAAATGTAGAGAAATCTCCAACCACCATTCACAATCTAGGATTAAAGCTATCAGCTGGTGCTCTCTCTGTTACTGGATTAGGCAACGTCGCATTGGCCGCTAATAATTCTGGGTGGGTAGCATACCCCAGTTCTACAGCAGGGGTATGGCTTTGTCAACCAATAACTGCTGATCAAACAATATCAAGTGGAGGAATTAAAGGCCGTTGGGGCACCACTGCTTCTATCGCTTGGGGCAGCGATATGCCGATGGCTATTGGTGTCACAAGCAAAGATGACACTGCCGCTGGGATTCGATTTTTCATAACGCGCAATCAGGCAATGACCATTACCCCATCAAATCTAAATAACATCGGCATTGATGGCACGGCCCCTGTTACCAGCGATCAATCGAACATCGTTCTTTTTGGCTCAACCGTCAATACTGGTTACAACAACCGGCCTTGTAGGATTATTGGTGCGTTCCGAATAACCATTGATAATAGTGCCGGTGGCGTAGCCACCGTTACAGCTCTAGACAACGGTGACGGAATTAATAACTTTTACAACTTTGGTACTAGAGAGCTTGATTACCCCCTCAACCAGAATGGTGCAGCCGTTGGAACTCCGATGCTTGCAAATGGTGGAACGGCACCGGTCTTTACAACCAATATTTTAAAATACACACCACTCATGTCCGGACACTTTTGGTATTCATGGAGACTAGATGCGGATGGTGGAGCGGATGGTGCTGGGGCGGTATCAGCAAAATTGACTATGCCTTATACAACTACCGCTGCGCCAGTAGGTCAGTTTGGAATTAGTGAAGTAACATGGGCCAACGGAGCCAATTCTCAAGGAGCTGTATTTAGCAGGCCATACGGTGGGTCTGTGTCTATAGAGTTTCTGCGTAACCCAACAGCCACAACGAGCGCCCCACTTTTAAATTCAGACTTCCCTGCTGGAGCAAGAACCATAAATGGCAATGGCTACTTTAAGGCATTCACTTAAACCGAGGACCTATGGCTAACTTTGAAATAAGAACTTACGCCGACATTCAAAACGAAATCTTACGTCGAGGTAAGATTGCAACGGATACTACTACAGCCTCATCAAATGATCTAGCTAAGATCAAAACCTTTATTAACAATCGATATGTCAATGAGATTGCTTTTGCAAAGAAATGGAACTGGAGGGAACAGACACGGTTGCTGACCACCACTGCTTCCTACACCACTGGTACGTCCAATGTTGTCAAGGGGGCTAGGCAAGTCACACTCAGCGCAGCAACTACCGTTACAAATGACTTTGTAGGACGATATTTTAAGGTGGGTGGTGACAAGGAATACTATGAGATTCTGGCAGTCAATACAACCAGTAGAACACTACAACTTGCTACAGCCTATATTGGAACTACTAATACCGTTGCGGCTTATACAGTTTTTAGAAACAAGTATGGTATTTGGCCCGACTTCCAAGAAGTCTACGAGATTCGAGTTTTTGGTAGGTACGACCTCAATCCGCTAGAAGCAGTCTCAACAGAGCAGATGACTGAGATGCAGGGTAAGTTTGGGCCTACCCAAGTGATCTTTCCAACACACTACTCCGTTGGAAATGAACAGCCATACTTCGGACCACCCATGGGGTCAGAGTTCTTAATGGGTTATGATTTTATGGGTAACCCAAATACCCTCAGTCTGGTTTTATTTCCACAAATTACCAACCAACAAGCCTTGGAAATTAAGTACGGGCGCAGACCCATCCCATTGAATGCTGATTTAGATGAGCCAATTATTCCGATGGAAAATAGGGAAGTGCTAGTATTTGGTGGCCTCGCGGATTGGTTTGGAGTTCAAAGGAATGAGACAGCGATGACATTTTGGGAAGGCAAATATAATAATTACCTAAACAAAATGAAAGCACACTTCGACCAAACCATAAGTAGGGCGAAGATAGTTGCTGAAGACAAGTATCGAAAGAAACAACCAATCTACCCAATTATCTACCTCGTTCCGCAATAAGCCGCTATGCTTAGTAGTTACAAACAACCTGGATATAACCTACGCTGGGATAAGAAAACAGCTGTCCTATCGGTGTTTCCTGCTGATCATGGATTGTTTACGTCTGTTCCAACGGCCTACATTCCACCTAACTTCTTACAATCCTCTCAGAATCTCATCCATATAACGACAGGATCTCGAAGAACGCGTCCCGGAACCGATCCTTATTTGGTATCTGGTATAGGTCAAAGTGCACAAATCCGGCTATTGCGTGAATTTTGGCGTACAAAGAACGACGGATCGAAAGGACAGCAAGTTGTAGCTGTTTCAGGTGGTCTCTCCTTTGGAGATAACGCTAATGGAGTATTCACTCCATTAGGCTCGGTTACTTCAGATACCTATACCAGTGCAGATGTTTTAGTTGGTTTCATGATCATTGGTGTTCAAGGACAATCACCTTTTAAATATACCCAAGGTGCATCCATCGCTGCTCTTGGTGGATCACCGCCCCCTGGTTGGATCATCCGAAAACACCGTAGTCGTTTTTGGATTGCCGGTGTTCTTACTAATCCCGATACAGCCTATTATTCGGAAATTGAATCCCCAGAAGTCTGGTCAGGAGGGACCAGTGGTAGCCTAAATCTAGACCTTGGTGCTTCGGACCCAGTGGGAATAACTGCACTCTTCCCTGAGTTGTACGGCAATCTTTATGTAGGGAAATGGGAGTCATTGTACCAAATTAATACTACCTCATCTACTTATTCTGTCAACCCACTAATTGCAACAATCGGTGACGTATCGCATAACGCGACAGTAAGCACCCAAAATGATATAATCTTCCCATCACTGAGAGGTCTTCACTCAATAAAAACAACAACCAGTTATGGAGACGTAGAGAATTCATTCTTAACCTATCCTATCCACGATGTGTGGACAACTCACATTGACTTCAATCGATCTCAGGAAATGTCAGCGGCCTACATCCCTGAATACAACAGTTACTTCATGGTATTCCCAAGGGCCAAAAGCAGCACTCAATGGGATCTTTTAGGCTATAACGTAGTTACTGGAGACTTCTTCTATTGGGAAGCCTTCAACGCCAACTTCGTAACTACTTTCTATGATAGTAATAAACGTAGACGGTTGATGTTCTCCACCACTGGAAATAACATAGGACTATTACAA